CAAGGCGAATCTGCCTAGACTTGTGGCATGAGTACCGTGATGCCGACCCTTCGCGCGGACCTTCAGCGAGCGCGTGGCCGCTGGCCGCAGATCGCGAGGGATACGGGGGTCAGCCATTCGACGATCGCGCGCGTCGCGCGCGGTCGCATCCCGACACCGCAGATCGACACCTACGAATCGCTGCGCGGCTGGCTCGACGCGAACCTTGCCGCGACGGAGAGCAAGGCTGCGTAGCGTCATGGTCGAGCACGACCTCCGCGTGAAGATCGACACCACTACGCATTGCGCGCTCGCCGCGCACGCACGCGCACACGGCGTCGAGAAGCCGGAAGTCGTGCGCCAAATCCTCGGCGAGTGGGCCGCGCGACAGGTGCATGGCGCAAGGATGCTGGCGTCCTGTCTGCGGGCCAAGGGCGAAGCCGGGGCAGCCGACGGCATCGCGCGGGCAGCGCAGGGCAAGCCGGGCGAATCACTCGATTGGAGCGATGAGTAATGCCGTGGCTGACGCCCGAGCAGTACGCGCAGCATCAGGCGCGCGTGCAATCGCAGCGCTCACGGATGCGCGCTGACGACAACCTCCCGCGCGTCATCGGCAACGATGCCGCAGTTGTAGACACAGATCAACGCAGCGGCCCGCCGGCTAAATCCTCCCCGGGATCGCTCCGGCCGGCGGTGCCCGCTGCACCCGTCTATCCCCTCGTCGGCCTGTGCCGAGCAGCGGGGCTGCCCGAGCCGGTACCGGAGTACGCCTTCCACCCGAAGCGGAAATGGCGATTCGACTTCGCGTTCCCGCTGCACCGCATCGCCGTCGAGATCGACGGCGGCATCTGGTCGCAGGGCAGACACACGCGAGGGTCGGGCTACCTACGCGACCTCGCGAAGTTCAATGCGGCGACGCTGCTCGGATGGGGAGTGCTGAAGTACGCCCCCGACCAGCTCGGGCAGGCGATCGCCGACCTCCGGATCATGCTCGCAGGTGACGCTGCCTGACGGCCATGCTGGCCATGCTGGCCATGCTCGACACCAACGACTCCGACGACACGATCGGACGGCTTGCCCTCGCGGTCCCCGACAACGTCCGGGGACTGAAGCAGTGGCTTGTCTGGAAGTTCGAAGCCGCCGACAAGCCCGGAGAGAAGCCGCGCAAAGTGCCGTGGTACGTCGACGGCCACCGACGCCAAGGCATCCAGGGCAGCGCCGACGATCGAGCGCGCCTCACCGACTTCAACGGCGCGCTCGAGGCGCTCAAGACTGGCCGCTTCACCGGCGTCGGCGTCGCGCTCCTCGAAGGCTCGTCGCTCAACGCCATCGACTTCGACAACTGTGTCGACGAGGGCGTCATTGCCCCCGAAATCCGCGCGCTCATCAACGAGTCCGGCAGCTACGCCGAGACGAGCCCCTCGGGGCAAGGCGTGCGCCTGCTCGGCTTCGGTGATATCGCCAGCCGCAAGCGAATCCACCCCGCCGGCTACAACATCGAGGCCTTCGGCACGACAGGCTTCGTTACCGTCACCGGCAACCGCATCACGCCCAACGACGTCGAGCCATGGGCGGCGGAGGTCAAGCGCAAGCTCCTTCTTTGGCTCGACAACGAGGGCAACACCCAGCAGCGCACGCGCAGCGCGCAGCTCGAGCAGGTCCGCGGCACTGACCCCGTCTACCAGCGCCTGAAAGCTCAAGGCGCGATCCGGCGCGAGTTCCACGACGGCCGCATCGCGATCCGCTGCCCCTTCGAGCAGCAGCACACCACCGCGGCTGGCGACGGCGACACCGTCTACTTCCTGCCGAACACCAGCGGCTACGCGCGCGGCCACTTCCACTGCCTGCACGCGCACTGCGCCGAGCGAACCGACAGCGAGTACCTTGAGGCGGTCGGCTACGTCGACCCGCTCTTCGCTCCCAGCGCGGACGGTCCGATCGTGCCGGCCGACACGTTCATGGCGGCATGGACGCCGACGGAGTACCTGGTCAAGGGCATCCTGCAGCGTGCGCAGCTCGTCGCGCTCACCGGCCACAGCAACGCCGGCAAGACCGCGATCGCGCTCAAGCTCGCCGTCTGCACCGCCCTCGGGAAACCCTTCGGCAAGCATCGGACGAAGCAGGAACGCGTCGTCTACTTCGCCGGCGAGAACGCCGACGACGTGCGCTGCCGCGTCATCGCGCTCTGCCAAGATCTCGAGATCAAGCCCGAGACGCTGGCGCCGTGGCTCTTCGTCCTGCCGCTCGCCTTCGCGCTCGGCCAGCACGTCAGTGCGGTCAAGGAAGCCGTCAAGGCGCTCGGCGACGTCGGGCTGATCATCGTCGACACGCGCGCCGCCTACGCCAGCGCCGCCGACGAGAACGCGAACATGGAAGCGCTTGCCGACGCACGCTCCATCCGCGACCTCATGGGCGTGCCAGGGCGCCCCACGGCGCTCGTGCTCAACCATCCCCCACACCGCGTGCCGCAGGAGGAGCTGAAGCCGCGCGGCGGCTCCGCCTACTGGGGCGAGCTCGACAGCAACCTCACCGCGTGGAACGACGGCAGCGGGAACATCACGCTGCACTGGAACAAGATCCGCGGCGCCCACTTCGAGCCCGTCACGCTGTCCCTGCGCACCTTCACGTTGCTCGGCTACGCGCAGCCCGACGGCGACGCCATCACCACCGTCGTCGCCGACGTCACCAGCGACGACCAGGCCGAACAGATCGAAGAGACCGCGCGCTCAGACGAGGACACGCTGCTCATCGCGATCGCGGACAACGCTCGAGCCTCGCTCGCCGAGCTCGCCGAGGCCTGTGGATGGAAGTCCAAGACGAAGACCTTCAAGACCGCGAAGCAGCTTCACGCCGACGGCCTGATCCGCCCGCATCGGCGCCGCTACGCGCTTACGAAGGCCGGCGAAACGGAGGCGGCGCGGGCCAGAACAGCCCCGATTTCAGGCTCGAAAAATGTCGCGAAATATGGCCAAAAATCGACCTCAATCGTTTCCGAATATTCGACCCCCAAAAAGTAGGAAACGAAAAACCTCAAAATTTGACCAATTCGTTTCCAACATCAGGCCAAAAATCACTATGCGAATCAACCACTTAACGCAATATCGTTTCCGGATTTTCGTGGAAACGTTTCCGCCCCCTTTCCCGCACGAGAGGGGGGAAACTCGTTTCCCCTTTCTTCTCCCGTAGGGTGGAAACGATTCCGGAAACGAAGGCCACATGACCTATGCCATCGCAGCGCGCGAACGCATCATGGACGCGGTCGTCGAACAGCTCGCCACGGGCAAGTTCGTCGAGCAGATCTGCAAGGCCAAAGGCATGCCCGGACCGGCAACCATCTATCGATGGCAACGGGAGGACCCGGGCTTCGATAGCCGATGCGTGCGCGCGCGGGCCGAAAGTGCGCTGCTGATCGAGCAGAAGCTGACGAAGCTGGCCGAGGACACGATCGCGGGGAAAATTGACCCGAAGGCTGCGAATGCGGCGAGTAACATCCTGACCTGGATCGCGAAGGTGCGCGATCGGTCTCGGTACGGCGACAAGGTCGAGCTCGACGGAAAGCTGCGCGTGGTGCCGGAGCTCGAACTGACGCTGAACGGGCCGGCGCCGAAGGTAATCGACGTGGAGCCGGAAGATGACGACAGCAATTGATGATCGTGCGCTACCGACCGCGCACGTCGAACAGGCGTGGGGCTGTCGCATCCGACGCTACGGGCGAGCGCACCTGCTGACCGCTGGTGAACGCCTCGTGGCCGTCGCGACGATCATCGCGAAGGTGAGCGACTTCCGCGCGTTCGAGCACGTTGACTGCCTGTGGGCCGATTGGACGACGATGGTGCCGCAGGCTCGTGAGGCTCACGTTCCGGGCCTGCTGATCGTCGGATGGAGCGACGTGGTGCGCTACTGCGACGCAGCGAAGATCGGGCCGCTGAACCTCATCGTCGGACAGCTGGGCCCGTTGGTGCGAATCCAGGCCGGCAAGCTCTCGCCGGTGACGGAGGGCGTGCGGTGGTAGGGCGGTCAGGCTCGGTCACCATCAACCGGCTCGCGCAGGCATTGGCGATGGCGCACGGGATCCCGTTCGAGCGAGCGCGCGAGACGGTGCGGCTCGTGTTCGCCGCGATCCGCGATGACTTGGAAGCGGCGCAGAGGTTCGTGTTGCCGGGCGTCCTGATCATTGAGAAGGCGCCCGACGGCGCGCGGAAGTCGCATCGCGTGCGGTTCGTCTTGCGTGAGCGCCGGCGGGCGGCGGAACGAATCGCGCGCTACCGTGCCCGCCAAGGCTAAGGTCAGCCTCGCCCTGCACCCTCGGCAGTCGGCGGCGCTCGAATCGTCGGCGACCGAAATCCTCTACGGCGGGGCTGCAGGCGGAGGCAAGTCCCACCTGATGCGCGTCGCCGCGATCGTGTGGTGCGCGGCAATCGCGGGCATCCAAGTCTACCTCTTCCGCCGCGTCAGCGACGACCTCGTCAAGAACCACGTCGAGGGCCCGCAGGGACTGCGAGCGATGCTTGCGCCGTGGGTCGAGGGCAAGCTGGTCGAGATCGTCGAGGGCGAGATCAGGTTCTGGAACGGCTCGAAGATCTACCTCTGCCACTGCAAGGACGAGAAGGACGTCTACAAGTACCAAGGCGCGGAGATTCACGTCCTCCTGATCGACGAGCTGACGACCTTCACCGAGTTCATCTATCGCTTCCTGCGCTCGCGGGTGCGGATGGTCGGGATCAAGCTGCCCGAGCGGTTCGTTGGCGACTTCCCGCGCATCCTCGCGTCGAGCAACCCGGGCAACATAGGGCACCACTGGGTCAAGGCGATGTTCATCGACGCGTGCATGCCGATGCAGGTGCGCGAGATGATCGGCGAGGGCGGGATGCGGCGGCAGTACATCCCCGCGAAGCTCGACGACAACCCGTCGATGGCGGCGAATGACCCGAGCTACCGCGAGCGGCTGCGCGGTCTTGGCGCGCCGGCGCTGGTCCGTGCGATGGAAGACGGAGACTGGGACGTCGTGGTCGGGGCGTTCTTCCCCGAGTGGTCGCGGGCGCGGCATGTCGTGGCCCCTTTCTGGCCGCCGGCGACGTGGACGTCGTTCGTGTCGTTCGACTGGGGCTCGGCGCGGCCGTTTTCCGTCGGGTTCTGGACGGTGGCGAATGGCACGGCTCTTCCCGACGGTCGTCGCTTCGCCCGCGGGGCGCTGATCCGATGGGCGGAGTGGTACGGCATGCGCGAGGGCGCGCCCAACGAGGGCTTGCGGATGGTCGCCGAGGATGTCGGGGCGGGCATCCGATCCCGCGAGGCGGAGTTCGCGACGCGCGGCATCAAGATCGCCTACCGAGTGGCTGACCCGTCGATCTTTCGTGAGGACGGCGGGCCCTCGCTGGCCGAGCGCATGAAGGTCTCGTTCATGCCTGCGGACAACGAGCGCATCGCGGGTTGGGACCAGCTGCGAAGCCGTCTGATCGGTGATGGCGACGGTAACGCCATGCTGCTGGTTACCGAGAACTGCTACGACTTCATTCGCACACTGCCAGCGGTGCAGTCGGATAGGGTCAGGTTCGACGACGTCGACACCGATGGCGAGGACCACGCGCCGGACGACGGCCGCTATGCGTGCATGTCGCGGCCGTGGGTGAGGGCGGTTTTGGAACCGAAGCCGACCAAGACGCTCGCCACGATGACGCACAGCGAATTGATGCGCGAGCACGATCGGCTCGCGCAGCGGAGGCAGCGCATATGACCCAGAACGTCGGCAGCCCGAAGAACGTCACCGCGACGGGCGTCGTCTGGTCGGCCCCTGGCTACCTGCTCGGCGTGCTGGTCAATGCGTCGTCGTCGGGTACGCTGACGCTCTACGACAACACCGCGGCTTCGGGCACCAAGATCGCCACGACCCTGTCAGTGACCGCCGGGCAGTACGTGCCGATCCCCGCGGCGCTCGCCGTCGGGCTCCATTGCACGATCGGCGGGACGGCGGACGTCACGTTCTTCATCGGCATCTGATGTCCGAGGCGACCACGGTCCAGGTCGAGAGCCTGGACGAGTTCAGCCGCGACCCGAAGGGGACGCAGGCCCGATGGGTCGCCGAGGTCAAGCTCGCGCAGAAGGAGTTCGCGAAGTACCACGAGCGCTGCGCGAAGATCGAACGTCGGTATCGCGCGGAGTCGGAGGTCGAGGGGCACGAGCTCGGCCGCGGGCGGCTCCAGCTCATCTGGTCGACGGTGCAGACGCAGATTCCGGCGGTCTACCAGTTCCCGCCCGAGGTCGAGGTCTCGCGCCGGTTCAAGACGAAGGATCGCGTCGCCCGCGCGGCGGCGCTGATGCTTGAGCGCTACCTGTCCGTCGACGCCGACCGCGACCAGATTGGCGACGAAACGCTGCTGGTGCTGCTCGATCGCCTGCTCTGCGACATGGGGCAGATGTGGATCGACTACGAGCCCGTCATCGGCAAGATGAGGCAGCCTGTCGCAGTCACGCAACAGGCGGGCGGCTGGCAGACGGCGGGCGGGCAGCCGTATTCCGGGCCGCCGCCGCAGGCGCAGCAGGTCGCCGCGCCGTTTGGCGCACCGCCGGGCCCGGATGGTCAGCCGCGGATGTCATCCCCGATTATGGGTGAGCAGGAGTTCGATGCGGTCGTCGACTGCCGGGCGCCTGCGGTGCATCTCAACCTCGAAGATTTCCTGCACTCGCCGGCGCGGAAGTGGCGCGAGGTCCGGTGGGTCGGTCGGCGCCGGTTCTACACCCGCGACGAGTGCGCGGAGAAGTTCAAGGACGGGATGAAGTCAATGGGCTGGAAGCCCGCGGACATCCCGCTCACGCAGAAGGCGAAGCTCAGCGAGGACGACGAGCAGAAAACCGGCGACCTGTTCAAGCGCGCCGAGGTGTGGGAGTTGTGGGACGACGAGAACATCTACTTCGTTGTCGTCGCGATGAGCGTCCCGCTGGAGATTCGCCGGCGGCCGGTCAGGCTGCAATCGACGCGCTGGCCGTGTCCTCGGCCCTACTACGGCACGATGACGAACCGAAGCCTCGTGCCGGTGCCGTCGTTCGTGCAGTGGCAGGAGCTTGCCGACGAGGTCGACGATCTCACTGGTCGGATCGAGGCGCTGACGCGCGCGATCAAGATCATCGGCGCCCGCCCGGCCGAGATGGAGGAACTGGACAAGCTCTTCGACGACACCGTCGACAACGAGTTCATCCCGGTGGCGAACTGGGCGCAGTTCCGCGACCTCGGCGGTCTGGAGGCGATGCTCGCGACTGCTCCGATGGAGCGGATGATGGCGGTACTCGCGCAGCTGCAGGAGCAGCGGCGTGAGCGGATCGACTACATCTACCAGATCAACGGGATCGGCGACATCCTGCGCGGGCAGGGCGATCCGCGGGCCACAGCGACGCAGGAGAAGATCAAGGCCGACTACGGCAGCCTGAGGTTGAAGCAGATGCAGCAGGATTTGGGCGCCTTCATCGCGCGCGTGCTGGAGATCAAGGCGGAGATCATCTGCGAGAAGGCTCCGCCAGAAGTGCTGGCCGACGTGTCCGCGATCGGCGAGGTCGAGCCGGATCGAAACGTCGTGCAGGCGGCGATTCAGATGCTCAAGAACCAGCGCGTGCGCGACCTGCGGATCGATGTCGACGAAGAGTCGATGGTCGCGTTGAAGGACGAGGACGACAAGCGTTCTGCGCTGGAGTTCGTCGGGCAGATGCAGCCGATGATTGCGGCGACGGCGCAGGCGATGAACGAGTCTCCGGCGCTGCTCGACGTGAGCGCGGAGGCGATGCTGTTCGCGGCGCGGCGGTTTCGGGCGGGCCGGGACTTCGAGGGGGCGCTGGAGTCGTTCGCGGAGGCGGTTCGTCAGCAGGCCGAGGCGGCGCGGAAGGAAGCGCAGTCGAAGCCGCCGCAGCCGCCGTTGCCGCTCATGGTCGAGCAGGTCAAGGCGCAGAACGCGGCGAGGCAGGAGGATTTGGAGCATCAGCACAAG